CGAGAGTTAACAATCACGCTAAAGTACACGCGCTAAAGGGTTTAGTCAATGGCTGAGGCGTTAGAGCCCGTCCCGACACGCAAAACGGGACGCCCGCGCGTACCGAAGGCCGAAAAGGACGCCCGCGGGTATACGCAGGCACCTGGCCGAGAACCGGGCGAGAAGGCACCAGGACGCCGTAGGAACCGCGTACCGAAGGCGCCCGCACCTCGGGCCTTCACCACGATCGCGCGGGCCTATATGGCCGATGTGACAGGCGAGGTCATACCGGCCTGCAAGTGGGTCAAATTAGCGGTCGAACGGCAGAGGCGCGACCTCGAACGGGCCGGCGATCCCGCCTGGCCGTATGCCTGGGACGAGGCCGAGGCGGCGGCCGTCTGCGCCTTTGTCGAGCGCCTCCCGCACGTCGAGGGCCGCTGGACGTCGCCGCTGATCAAGCTCGAGCCGGCCCAGGTGTTTTTGCTGTCGACGTTGTTTGGTTGGCGCCTGAAGGCCGATCCGCGGCGCCGGCGGTTTACCGCGCTCTATTGGGAGCTCGGGCGCAAGGGGGCGAAAAGTACGCTGATGGCCGGGATCGCGCTGTATCACCTACTCTGCGAGGACGAGCCCGGGCCGACGGTGATCTGCGGGGCGACGACGGGATCGCAGGCGCGGATCGTGTTTGGGATCGCGCAGCAAATGATCACCCGCTCGGCCTTTCTGCGGGGCCAGGGCCTCCGCTCGTTTGTCAATGCGATCTGCCTGATGCCCGACGGGCACCAGACGATCGGCGGGATGCGGCCGATCAACGCGAAGGCCTCGACGCAGGACGGGCTGAACCCGTCGCTCATCGTGCTCGACGAGAGTCACGCCCAGACATTCGAGCTTCACGACGTGCTCAAGAGCGCCCAGGGCGCGCGCGCGAACCCGCTCCTCCTCTGCCCGACGACGGCGGGGTACAACCAACTCTCGATCGGGTTTGCCCTGCGGACGACCGTCACCAAGATCCTCGAGCGCGTCGTCGAGGCCGAGCACCTCCTCGGGATGATCTACACGCTCGACGAGGGCGACGACTGGCGCGACGAGCGCCTCTGGATCAAGGCGAACCCGCTGATCGGCGTGACGCCGACGCTCGACTACATGCGGCGGTATTGTCTCGACGCGCAACAGACGCCCGGCCTCGAGGGCGAATTCAAAGTGAAATGCTGCTCGATGTGGGCGACGGCGGGCTCGGCCTGGCTGAGTATGTCGCATTGGGAGGCCTGCACGGATCGCGCGCTGCGCCTCGAGCAGTTTGTCGGGCGCCCGTGCTGGATCGGCGCCGACCTGGCGCAACTCGACGACCTGGCCGCCGTCGCGTACGTGTTCGAGGACGAGGATCGCCTCGTCGCCTTTGTGACGTGTTACCTCCCGGCCGACGTCGTGCTCGAGCGGGCGCGGGCCGTGCCCGAGTATCGCCTCTGGAATGAGCGCGGCGAGCTCGTGCTCACCTCGGGCACGATGATCGATTTCGCGCGGATCGAGGCCGACATTCGCCTCGCCTGTACGCGCTTCGCCGTGCGCGATATCTGTTTCGATCAGTTTGGCTCGGTGCAAATGATGGGATCGTTGTTCAACTCGGGCTATCCGGCGCGCTCGGAGCAGAAGAACCCGAAGTCGACGACGCCGCCGGCGCGCGAGCTCGAGGCCCGCGTCAAGCATGGGCGGTTTCGGCACGATGGGAACACCTGTCTCAAATGGCAGGCCTCGAACGCCGTCGTACGCCGCGGCACGGACGATACGATCCTCCCGCAGAAAGAGCGCGTCGACTCGCCGAACAAGATCGACGCAATCGACGCGCTCACGCTCGCGATCGGCGGCTACCTGCGCGCGCAAGAGGCGACGCCGAAATACAACATGCTGGTGATGGGGTGACGTCATGACGATCCCGAGTCCGCGAACGATCGCCGTCCTGATCGCCGCCTGCCGAGCGGCGATCGCGTATGACGAGGCGATCGCGCGTCACGGCCTGGTCGACGATTGCAAGCCGCTCGCGGGCCAGTTCGGCGCCGTCACGCAGGGCGACGACCTGGACGCGCTCTATATGGATTGGATGACGAAGGCGCGCGCGGCGCTCGCGCTACTCGAGGGCGAGTGAAGGCCCGCGGGCGCCCGCGGATCGACGCCGGCGACTCGTCGCAAGTGATCACCGTCCGATTGACGACGAAACAATACGATCGCTTGTGCGCGGAGGCGCGCCGCGGCGATCTCAGCGTCCCGGCCGTGATCCGCAAGGCCCTCGAGCGCGACCTCGAGCGGCGCCGGCGCGAATAAAGTACTTAAAAATCGACACGGCGCCCGGCCGGCCGCAAGCTCGACGGCCAACAATGGATCGGGCGTACGCGCTGCTCGAGATCAAGGCCGTCGACGCCGAGCGGCGCCGGTTTTCTGGTATCGCCTCGACGCCCGAGCTCGATCGCCAGGGCGATAGCATCGATCCCGCCGGCGCCACCTTTCGCGCCGAAATTCCGCTCCTGTTTCACCACGATCAAAAGCAACCCGTCGGCACGGCGCGCCTAAGCCTGTTACCGGACGGCCGGATCGGGTTTGACGCCGAGATCGCGACCGTCGACGAGCCCGGCGTCCTCAAGAATCGCGTCGATGAGGCCTGGCAGTCCGTCAAGGCGGGCCTAATGCGCGGCGTCTCGATCGGGTTTCAGGCCGCGAAGGACGGGATCGAGCGCCTCGCGAGCGGCGCCCGCAAGCTCACCAAAACCGAAATTTGCGAGCTCTCGCTCGTGACGATCCCGGCGAACCGAAACGCCACAATTTTAACCGTCAAATCGTTAGCGGCGCCTGCGCGCCCGAGGTCTGCTATGAAAACGACAACCGGCGAACACGTCACGAACCTCGAGCACAAGCGCGCCGCGCACGTCGGACGCATGACCGAGATCATGGAAACCGCCGCGGCCGACGCCGCGACGCTCACCGACGAGGCCGCGACCGAACACGACGAGCTCGGCCTCCAGGTGAAACAGATCGACGCGGATCTCGTGCGCTGGCGCGAGCTCGACAAGATGCAAGTCGCCGCGGCCGTGCCCGTGCCCGAGACGCCGAAGGGCGGCGGCCTGTTTATCGCCAACCCGCGCCCGGTGATTTCAGTCAAGGCGAACGTCGAGCCCGGGACCGGATTCATCCGGTACTGCCAGGCGCTCGCGGCCTCGAGGGGCAACGCGATGCAGGCCGTCGAGTACGCCAAACGCTGGCACGACTCGACGCCCGAGGTCGAGCTCGTGCTCAAGGCGGCCGTCGCCGCCGGCACGACGACCGACGCGACCTGGGCCGGGCCGCTCGCGCCGATCAAGCCGCTCACCGACGAATTCATCGCCTACCTGCGACCGGCCACGATCCTCGGCAAGATTCCGACGTTTCTCAAAGTGCCGTTCAACGTCTCGATCGCGGCGCAGACCGGCGGCGGGACGTACGGCTGGGTCGGCCAGGGCGCGCCGAAACCCGTCGGGAAACTCGCCTTTGCGACCGTGACCCTCGGGATCACCAAGTGCGCCGGGATCATCGTGATCACCGAGGAGCTCGCGCGCAATTCGTCGCCCGACGCGGAATCGGTGATCCGGCGCGATATGGTCGCCGGGATCGCGCAATTCCTCGATCAGCAATTCATTGACCCGGCCGCCGCGGCCGTCGCCGGCGTCGCGCCGGGCTCGGTGACGAACGGCGTCACGCCGATCACGACCGCCGGCTCGACGCCCGCGAACGCGCGCACCGACATTCAGGCGATGGCGAACGCCATGACGGCGCTCAACATCTCGACGGCCGGCGCCTATCTGATCCTCTCGGAATCGAACGCGCTGGCGCTGACGAACGCGCTCAACCCGCTCGGTCAGCAACTATTCCCGGGCATGGGCCAGCAAGGCGGCACGATCATGGGCTACCAGGCCGTCGCCTCACAGGCCGCCGGCACGACGGTTGCGCTGATCAAACCGGATCAAATCCTCTACGCCGACGACGGCGGCGTGACGATCGACGTCTCGCGCGAGGCCTCGCTCCAAATGGACTCGGCGCCGATGGCCGTGCCCGATGCGACGGTTGTCCTGACGAGCCTCTGGCAAATGAATTATGTCGGGTTGAGAGCCGAGAGATTTGTCAATTGGAAAAAAGCGCGGACGGGCGTCGTGCAGTACACCGTCGCGACGTATGCCGCCTAAACGTATGACCGTCCTGCGGGACGGGTATTTCGACGGCGCGTACCGGCGGCCGGGCGATGTGATCGAGGTCGAGGAGGCCTGGATCGAGTCGCTCGAGCAGGCGCGGTTTGCAGAGGGGGAATCATGGCCGGCGACTCGCTCGACGTCACCGCTCGGATCTATCACACCGAAAACGGCGTCGCTCACGACGAAGGCGAAACCTACGCCGTAACCGATCGCGTCCTCGCCGAAACGCTCCGCGGGATCGGGTTCGTCTCGATCGAGGGCTGGACGGACGCGCCGCCGCCTGAGTCCCTA